TCATTTATGTATTTTTTTTAATAAATATACTTCGGAAGGGCATTTCCGAATTGGAAAGCAAGAGTAATTCCAACGATAGCAATATCTGGGTTTCTTGCGTTTGTATCCAAGAATCCCATTTGCTTTAGCGATGGGAGTATGTCAAAGATTATGAAGCTACAATTAGGTAGAAATATTAACATAAGTCTCAGACTTTTGGAACAGTGGTCAGATGATTTGCTGTTCATGGAATTGTATGCTTTATACTGTATGATAAAAATCTCCCGCCGGGATTCGAGAATAAGATTCAAAAACCAGAAAGATCTTCTTCATAAGCTTGGAATCGGGTATTCGAAGTTCAAGAACATGACAGGACATCCGATGTTTGACGAACTGTTCCGTATGACGGATAGTACATTCGTTGCAAGAAGGTATCGTGTTAATGGCGTACAACTTACTCTCGGATGCGGGAAAGTGAATATTCCAAAGAATAGGATTTTAATTAAGATAAAGAAAAATGAAATAACAAACCATGAAAAAGTCCTTGACAGGATAAGAGAGGCGATGTTTGTTAATTTAGTCAGAAATAATGAGTCTGTACTGAACAGTGGAGAGACAAACTCTCAGGCTGATGTCGTAGACGGAAGCCACTCGTATTATGGATTAATTGATTCGACGATAAGTAATAAAACAATTGCCTTGTACTTGAATGTAGGACTAACAAAAGCGAAAGAGATTGTCGGTATGGCAATACAAGACAAGCTCGTAAAAAGGTTCGAAAACATACAATTTATAACATACGTAGATAATCCTCGTGCTTACATTGAAGCAAACGAACATAACTACCCAATAGGTAAGCTGATTCCGGTATATAGGCACGGAGCTGTTTTCTGGCAAATAGCAAATACCTGGACCTTGTATAAAAAAGGAGCAACAAACAGATGGTATTTTGGAGAGAAGGATATAGAGAAAGGAGAAAAAGAAAAAGTGAGTAAAAAAGACGATTTCAATTTCTTCTTAAAAGACAATACTCATATCCTACGTTTCCTGAACGCAGAAGAAGTTGTTTCCGAAGATGGAGAAATCCTTGGCATAGATCGTAAAAAGACAAAAGAAGAAGAAGCAAGGTCATTGGCTTCTGTTATGGCTAAAGAAGCGCACAAAGACTTCTGGGAAGGATATGAGCGAAGTACACAAAACCAGATTATAAGAAAGTACTATCGCGCTATCATAGCAGAAGATAAGAAGCGAAGAATGGACATGTTCTTAAACCGTCTTAAACAATCATACGACAAGGTTAGTGGATGGAGTAAGGAGAAGGTAGCCACGGTAAAGGCAGGCATGGCTGATGCGGAAGCCTGCTGTGCTGAGGTGGGGACGTCCGTTGCCGGGGTCTGCGGTAGGGTAAGTAGGAGAATGAAATCCTATAACAATACCGCTCCTGACAAAAAGGCAGGTTTTAATGAGGTACGGGATATGTATGCCGAGTTCGCCGGCGAGATGGCTAAAGCGGTGGGATCGGTAAGTGAAGACATCTATACGTATGTTAAGGCAGAACAGTTTAAGGAAAAGATAGAGAATATGGATATATCTATCCAATCATTACCTAATATTAATACAACAGTAGATAATGATAAAGAATTAGATGGTGAATCTGTATTCAAGGATATACCATTTGAAGAGCTATCATTCTATAATGATACCTATCTTTATCCTATATCTCAGTATTCATCATTGTAATGTTTGGTACTTGAGAGAGGGTCTGTTCTTAGTAGTCGCCGACAGAGCCGAAAAACGATAATCTCGTAGAACATCGACGGAAACACCCGTTAGCCACCACTATGCCATAACTGTATCAATACGAAACTACATTACTGTCTGTCACAAAGCCACTTATCCAACTTATTATTTCTTTTTAATTCTAATTAATTCATTTTATATTTTATGTTTTATCTTGTTTTCGTACTTTTGTTTTGTAGAACAAAATCAGAAAAAAGATGGCTATAAGTTACGACAAAAAAATCATGGAGTGCGTTCTTCGTTCAGTTATGTCCGAAGGTAATGTCGCACAAGGAAAGGCTATTAAGTCTATTTGTAAGTCACCAAAACCGCTGTTTATAACCGGTAAAGGAGGAAGTGGAAAAACAACGTTCCTTAAGTGTATTATACCGGCATTAAAAAATGCGGTTGTTGTAGCTCCTACAGGTGTTGCTGCTGTTAATGCAGGTGGTCAAACCATTCATTCATTTTTTAGAATAGGAATGCAGCCGTATATACCTGAAATACGAAAAGGTGCGTTTATGGATAACTGCGAATATAAATTCAACGGAGGTTCGGAAAAGATTTTACAGAATATAAAGTATCTTATCATAGACGAGATTTCTATGGTTCGCCCTGATCTTCTTGACAACGTAGCTGATATACTTCGTCATGCAAGAGGAGACAAGGACCCGTTTGGCGGAGTGAAACTTATTATGGTAGGCGACCTGTTTCAGCTTCCTCCTGTGATTAAAGAGGATTTTTTTAGAGAAATATACGATACATCTTATTTTTTTAGTTCGAAGTCTCTTATGGCTTCTGGTATGGAAATGGTGTCTTTTGAAAAAATATATCGCCAGAAAGATGAGAAGTTTATTAGTGTCCTTAATAAGGTGCGTGAAGGGCAGATGGATGATGATGTATTTGATACAATAAACAGCAGATGTATTCAGTCTGATAATAATCAAGGATATGTTGAGATTGTAACTACCAACTCAAAAGCTACGGCTATTAACGAAATGAGAATATCATCGTTACCAGGCTCTTTAAGAAAATTAGAAGCTGTTATAAACGGTGATTATCCTAAAGATGCTCCGGTTGAAAAAACTCTTTTCTTGAAAGAAGGATCAAGAGTTATGATAACAAGAAACGGAGGAGAGTACTTCAATGGCTCTCTTGGTACTGTATTATCTATAAAAAAGGGTGAGATTGAAGTAGTCCTTGATAAACCGAAAGATGATGAGCATACTAAGGTTGTTATAACACCATGTTCGTTTGAGAAAGTAAAATACGTAAGAAACGGATATAAGATAGAATCTGAAGTAGTAGGAGCTATTATTCAGTATCCTATAAAAATAGGTTATTCTATCACGATCCATAAAGCCCAAGGCCTGACATTGGATGCGGCTATGATGGACGTATCTAATTCTTTTGAAACAGGACAGCTATATACGGCTCTTTCAAGAGTAAAGTCTCTTGATGGATTATATCTTCGTCAACCTATTCCTAAGACGGTAAAAACCAGCGATCAGGTGGTGATAAACTTCTATAAAAGGACTCTTGGTAATGGAGGTATTGTGAAACCGGTTCCAATGGAAGAGCTTGAAAAGTCAATGATTAATTTGTCAACCGGATCTGAAATAGATTTTGCAGAGTTTAATTTATAAAAAATATAAATATGTCAAGAGTAGATAAAATATTTCAAGACAATTTGGCTCTTATAATGAGCCAGCCGTGGGAAGAAGTGAAGCGTCCGGTCTACGGTGACGGGACAGGCGTCAAGGTGAAGCGTATCCTACAAGTATGCAACCAGTACGATCTTCGCCGGGAATTTCCTCTTGGTTCACTTAGACCTACTAATCTTAAAAACTCCATAAAAGAAATATTGTGGATTTGGCAAAAAAGATCGGTAGATATCAAAGATCTTGGTCTTCATATATGGGATCAGTGGGCTGATGATAATGGAAAGATCGAAGGATGTTATGGAGATATGGTGAACAGACATGTTTATATGGGAACAGGAAAAGCTCCAGAGGGTATGACAGATATCCATGATGGTCTTTACGGTTTTCTTAACCAAACAGACTTCATTCTTTGGTCACTAAAGAATGATCGTTCGTCAAGAAGAATAGTAGCATCCATGTTCGATCCTGAAACCAATGGACTAAAACCTCTTCAAGAATGTGCGTTTCAGATCAATTTATCTGTTAAAGGAGATGAGTTGTATATGACGCTTTATCAGCGCAGCCAGGATATGATTACAGCTTCTTACTGGAATGTAGCTCAATATGCGGCGTTGATGATGATGTTCGCTCACGACGCCGGGTTAAGGCCCGCAGTTTTCACTCATTTTATACAAGATATGCATGTGTATGACCGTCACGAAGAACAGGCAAACGAGCTCCTCCGTCGCTCTCTCTTCGGCCCGGTTCCGCAGGTTACTATCTCGTCCCGTATGGAAGGGAAAGGGTTTTATGATTTTGTAGCTGATGATTTTGAGGTATGGAATTATGAACCGAAGGAGCAAATAAAATTTGAGATTGCGAAATGAAAATAAGCATAGATAGAAGAGCCAAAATGATTCCTATTATGGAAATCAGTGCCGGAGATGAAGTTAATATCGGAGGCTTTGATTATGTTGTTGAAAACATAATTCCATGTAGGAAAGGATCTTATTCAGATGCGTATGGAATTAGGTTGGTCATGTCTTCTTACAAGCATGGCCAACTTGTAAGAAAAGTAGATAGTGTTTTTTCTATCGATTCTATTTTGGTATTTCTACCTAAAGGAGACTCTGTTGTAGTAGAGTGCTCTTATAGAGAACTGGAAGAATGTTTCCCTAAAATATAATTACAATGACAGGAGCAGAAAAATGTAACCGATGCGAGCAGTTTGGACCGAACGGTCTCACTGACTATCCATGCAAAAGGATTCCATCAAGGAACTGTCCTTGGTTTATTAAAATATCGGATAAGAAATATAAGAAGATTCTTGCCGATAGGGTGAAAAGAATTAAGGAGAATGAGAAACTTAAGCAGGAAATGATGAAAGATCAGGATCTTGTTGAAGAAGTAAAACAAAATACGAAAAGATTAATGCAATGAAAAATATAAAATCAGAAGAAGTGGAAGTCGTTATTCCTAAAGAAGTAGAAGCTATTAACATATGTGGAGATATCAATGGTTTTATAAAACATATTATATATGTCAGCTTGGATAAGGTAAGTAGTGATAGGGCGTTTGTCAATAACGATATTCTGTATATGGTTACATACGCCTCTATAAAAGGTAAAAATATACCCGTTGGTGTATTAGCAAAACAAAAGGATGCTAATACAGAAGATATCGCTATGCCGTTTGAGGATATTGGAAGGGATGTAAATGTTGTGTATCCTATTGAAATAGGAAAGAAGTTTAAAGGGTTTTACATTCTTAGTAATGGTGCTGTGGCTATCGATTACGAACTTACAGACAATGGAGGCTTTGAAAATGACGATAGCATTGGTAAAATCGACATGAATTTAAATTAGCGTGTTATGGTACTATATATAGCAGCAGATCCAGGAAAAGATGGAGCTATAGCCTGCATCGATCAAGACAGCAAACTAATATCAAGAATATCCACTCCTAGAATATCAGCTTCAGGGCCGGTAGACTTGACTAAAGAATATGTTTTTTGCCGAGATACGATCGTAGAAAACAATCCTGATAGGGTAGTGTTCGTCATAGAGGACGTCCACGCCCTATACGGGGTCAGCACGTCCTCAACAGCCTCCCTCATGGAGAACAAAGGCCAACTGCATGGGCTGTTTCTCTCCCTCTGCATGGCATTTACGGACATAAGTTGTTCCGTTAATTTCATAGCTCCTAAAACATGGCAGAAATTAGTTTGGAGGCATTCTGATAAGGTTATGGAAGCCAGTAAGGTAAATACTAAGAAAACGTCATTGGCTTGCGCTAAAAGGCTGTGGCCGACAGATACGTTCGTTAAAAACGAAAGATGTAAGACGGCCCATGACGGTATAGTTGACGCGATGCTTATAGCAGAAGCAGCAAGAAGAAGTATTTAATCTATTTTAAATCATTTTAAATCCAATTAATTCGTAATTAGATTTTAAAATAATACATTTGCAGTGTTAGATAGTCATAATCGTAAGTTTTAAAAAATGAAAGTAAGAGTTCCTGGCATACTAATGAATGAGAAACTTTCAAACATTTCAAAGATGTTTGATAAGGTTCTAAAGGATTGTGTCACATCGAATATAAAAATTACTTTATATTTTGATCATATCCGGATACAAGCCATGAACGAACGTATAACATATACGGATGATATTTTCGATGTGAATACTGATATTTCTTGTGACTATAAGTTTTCTCTTTTAGTAGATGCCGGGACTCTTATTTCGTTTTTTAAAAATCATAACCAGGATATAGAGATAGAGATTAAAAACGATTACAGTATCGTTTTTAAATACGATAGAGGATCTTTTTCTTCTACTTGGATTGAGGATAAGGCTTTCCCTGATTTCTTTTATCCTGTAGGTGATGGTATTCGTGTTATGAGCTCGTCTTTCATTCAGTCTATGAAAAGATCTTTTGCGTTTGTTGGATCGGATGAATTTAGACCGGCTATATGCTCGATTCTTCTTAATGTGAAGAAGGACTATATTGACATTGTTTCTACTGATATGTTCCGTCTGTTTATAAACAGGAAAGAATATGCTAATGCAGTAGAAGAAAGGTCGATTATGTTAAGTGAGGTCGCAGCTTCTATTTTATACCGCTTTCTATCTGATAAGGATACGGAGATCAGTATTTCCACAGATGGTGTTAGGACGTTTTTATGCTTTGATAATGTGATTATATCGGATATGAACGTAGAACAACAGTATCCTAACTACGAATACGTATGTAATAAATTCGAAAAATCTTCGAGTGTTAAGTTCGATAGGGATTTGCTTATATCGGTTCTTAATTCCATGACTTTAGTGGATAATGTTGTCAATGTTAAGGTAGATGAAGAAAACGGCATAACAGTAATGTCTGAGGATTTTGGAAATAGAAAAAAGATAATGGAATCAATGCCTTTTAATGCGCTGGAAGGCCCGTGTTTTAATTTTTCTATCGGTAAGGAAAATATACTGTCTTCCGTAAAATCACTTATAAAAGGAGATGTTGTTATGGATTGGTCTGATCAGTATAAGATGATAAAGATGTTCAATCCTAAATACGAATCAACATACGTCTTAAATCAAACATTGTATAATCTATAAAAAAAATAATAATATGGCTTTTAGAGAAAACAGAAGTTTTGGTACAACTTATTATCTGTATATTAATTCAGATGGTAACTTGTATGAAAAAAGTAACGAACCAAAAGAAGGTTTTGTTCAGCACATAAATCCTAATAGCGGTCAGCCGGCAGGATATTGGAAAGAGTATTATAATGGAGTAGTTGGGTACATTAACTACATCGGGTTAAAGTCAAGCACTTTCTCTAATGGAAATACTGTTACTAATTTCCTTATCGTATTAAAAGATTACGAGCTTAATGAAAACTATTGTATTTCCATACCTCTCGTTAATCAAAAAGGAAATATCAAGGGCTTTGTTAAGAGCTTCGTAAAATACTACGAAAACATCGATTTCAGTCGTGAAATTTATTTCAATGTCTTTAAGAAGAAGAAAGATGATGAGTTTGGATCTTCGGAACTTATTATCGCATATGCCGGAGTAGACGGAGAAGAAGATCAGCTTGTTGAACGTTTTTATAAAAAAGGCGTAAATGGTTGGCCTGACCCTGTTGAAGTTACAGGATTTGATGGCAAGAAAAGCCTCGATTATTCAGCTCAAAACAACTTTACTTATCAGAAGATTACTGAATATTCAAACAGGTTCAATGCTTCTATTAAAGACATCAGAGCCGGTATAATGGCTAAATTAGGTTTAGGAGGAAATACTCAGCAAGAGCCGGTAGCCCCTCAATCTTATACCCAGCAACAGGCTGAAACGCAACAGGTTCAACAACCTCAGTCTGTTCCAAGTGCTATTCCGTATCAGAATTACCAACAACCTGCTCAACAGCCAGCACAGTATCAGGCACCGGCTTATACGCCACAGCCGACAGCTCAGCCTGCTGCACCTGCCCCGGCATCTACCACAAGGAGCACCAAGCCTCAGCATCAGACGCAGCCGCAAGCACAGATGCCGAACTTCCCTCCTATGGAAGAAGAAGGCCTTCCATTTTAATATAAACATCAGCCCAGGAGAATAACATCTCTTGGGCTTTTAAAGATTGTGTAGAATGATAGTAGAAATAGTTACAAGATTTCCCCTTATTAAACTTCGTAGGAAAGTGACAGAAGAAAGGATTATGGCGAAGCATGGGGATAAATTATGTATGATCTACTCAGAAACCAGAGAAAAATATAAGCAAGGAGATGAGTGGGTCGATGATCCTAATGATGCAGACATAAGTACTTTTCGTGAGTGCTATGAATCAACTAAGGACATAAAAAAAGAAGGTATTGTTTATTGTACTATAAAAATATGATCATGGATAAGTTAGAAGATATTGAAAGACTTCTTTCTGAAAAAGAAGATAGCAAGAAGGATACTGTTTCTGAAAAGAACAACAAACATAAAAAAGAAGATAAGGTCGTTAATAAAATACCTGAATCGTATTTGACTCCAGGTTATCAGAAGACTGTGCAGGTAGGTATTAAGAAACTTTATCCTGATGTCGTGATACCTGAATACAAACATGATGGCGATGCATGTTGTGATATTCGTGCATATAGAGTGGTGAAGATGGTGAATGACATGGGAGTGGAAATAGATGTTCCTTCCGATTTTGAATCAATAACCTTATATCAAGGTTATTCTGTTAGAATCGGAACCGGCTTCAAGTTGAATATCCCAGAAGGATGGTGTGCGAATGTAGAAGGAAGATCAGGATTCTCTTTTGACGAGGGAGTGGTAGTTACTAACGCACCCGGTAAATGCGAATTTACCTACAAAGGAGAGTATATGGTTAATCTTACTAAAATCAATAAAAAACCGACCGTAATCCATAAAAACGATCGAATAGCTCAGATGGAAATCGTTCCACAATACAAAATGGTATTGGAAGAGGTGACAGATATTGAGGTAGAAGACGGAAATGAACGTGGAGAAAAAGGTCTTGGTAGTTCTGGAGTTAAGTAATATTTAAATATTTTGAAAAATGAGCATGTTAGGTTTTACATTCATCACAGACAGCAAGCTGTCAATGTACAGGGAGAAAGCTATTAAATCCGAAAATCTTGCAAAAGAAATTGAGGAAATGCAGGATAAGGCTGATTTTTACAAGGAAAGGCTTTCAGAACTTAAGTCAGATATAGCTTCAAAGGATAAAGAGATTTTATCTATTGGCAAAGATCTTTCTGAGTCTAAGGAAAAGATTGACGCCTTGAAGGAAAATCAGAAAAAGCTGATAAAAAGCGTCAAGAAGAAAACGGAAGAACTTGATGCGGCCAAGGCTGATCTTGACAAAGTCAAGTCCGATCTTGATGAGGCTAATTACAAAATCAGTAACTTGGAAGAAAAGAAAAACAGTATATCATATGAATTAAAAAAGAAATCAAATGCATTGATTGAAGCCAGGATCAGAATCGGAGATTTGGAAAACGAGGTTTCGGTTGGGTCCAAAACAATACAAGAGTTAGAATCGAAGCTGAAATTAATGCAAGTAGAATTAAGAGGATACCAGATAGGTATAATAGGTAAAGACAAAAATGATGTCGCTGAGCCGGAATTGGATAAAGATGGGGAGACAGATAAAGATGTGGCTGAGCCGGAGAAGACTGATGAAAATAATGAATTTAAGTCTGATGTTATTCCTGAGACGGATGTAGTTCAGGAAGAGGCCGGTGATATAGTGGAGCCAGAAAACGAAGTTGAAAAAGTAAAAGACACTAAAAAGAAGAAGAAAAAGAAGTAGGTATTTTAATCTTTTTTATGTTTTAATGTTTGCCATATTTTAGGTTAGTACTTAACTTTGCATTGAGAGAGTTTTTAGGATAAATTATTTGGTTGAAAATTTTAGCTGATATATGCAGGCGTCTGTGAAGGCTCCTGCATATTTTTAAGGTCCTGTAGCTTAGTGGTGAAAGCAGGCGGCTAATAACCGCAAGATCGTGGGTTCAAATCCCTCCGGGACCACTGTCCAATGGTGTAGTGGTAGCACAACAGATTTTGGTTCTGTTAGCGGAGGTTCGAATCCTCCTTGGATAACGATTAAGTTTTTGTGGAAATGTTAATTATCTCAGTGTTTGCGGTGTGTGAACATAGCAAACATGAATCTGGCCCATTAGTTTAACGGATAAAACCTTTGAGTCCTAATCAAAAGTTGCCTGTTCGATTCAGGCATGGGCTACATGGCTTGTTGGATGAGTGGTTTAGTCAGGGATCTGCAAAATCTCGTAGGGCGGTTCGATTCCGCCACAAGCCTCTAAAAAAGTAAGACAATGAACTACCCAGAGCAACAAATGCTTAAGATCCTTAATAGGGATCTGTTAAGTAATCCGATGTATGTTATTAACAATCTCCATATATATGATTGGGAATCTGACTTCCTGGCCATAACAAGATCATTGTACGCTTATGAAGTAGAGGTCAAGATGTCTAAACAAGATTTCTTTAACGACTTCAAAAAGGATAAAAAACATAAGGTTCTTAAAGACGGCATTATTAAGAAAGGTGGTGTCATAAGCTATCCTCCAAACTATTTCTACTACGCCTGTCCTCCTAATATGATCGACGTAAGTGAAGTCCCGTCTTATGCCGGGCTGATTTATGTCGATGTCAGTAAAAATAGGAAGAACGTCGTTAAGGCCGCACCTTTAATTCATAGACAGAAGTTTGATGTAGTGGGTAGGAAACTGGTGGATAAGTTTTACTACAATATGCTTACTTGGAAGAAAAGAGCTATTTCAAACGTGTATGCTGACCCAGCCAAGGAAAGAGAGAAAGGCGTGCGTGCCGGGGCTGAGGCTGTTAGGAAGTCGGCCTGGGATGCGTTCAGGGCGCAGTGCCCGCACATTGCTTTCCCCTATGGAAAAGAATTTCCGATGTGTGACGATCACGAACAAGATCATCCCATGAGAGACTGCATACTTCAGTGTGAAAAAGGCAGAATATTTAAAAACGTATTAAAATGAGCACCCCACGTGAATTAAGCAGAATAGCTAATAGGATAGCCGGTAAGATGACTGATGATGGATGGTCCAGCCCCGGTAGAAAGAATCTTGTCTCTGATAAGAAGGTTATGGAATTAATAGATTCGATTTTTAATGAAATCTGGAGAGAATTAGATGACGGGAAAAGAGTTCATATTAGAAGGCAGATGATTTTCAAAAAGATTTTTGTCAGTAGGCAAAAAGATAAATATTATATACAATGCATAGAAAAAAGGGACGCCAAATAGACGTCCCTTTTTTATAAGTAATACAAATGTTAGTAATTATCACTTCATTACTTTCCTTACCAACCTAGAAACAGCTTGTGAGATAGTCCACTTGGTATTGGAATTAACGTTGATAGTCTGAGGAGTACCGTTTGCATCCAAGTTGATTACATCCTTGTCTATTTCCAAGAACGGATCACCTGCCGTCTGGGTAATAACCGTATTAGCCGTCTGACCGCCGGCGGCCGTTACCTTAAGAGTATTTACCAGATCATTTAAATCAGTATTCTCTGCAATATCGGAAAATACGATACTGAAAGCAAAGGGTCCTATTGCACCAGGGTCGTCTGCGATAGTAGCGCCGTTGTTGGTAGCCTTGCCCGCCGCCTGGTAGCTGGCTGGTATTTCCAACGTCAGGGGATGAGTCTCGTCCGGAGTTAAGGAGAACGTTAACTTAGTTGAGTTACTTGTACCGTTGATTGTGACAGTACCACCTTCTTTTCCCACAGATGCAGTAGAATCTATTTTTACAAACTCAGCCGCCGGAGATTGGTTGATGGTAGTACTTTTCTTAACATTACCTGACTCGGAACTAAATTCCACTTGTAACGTGCGCTGTACACGACCTTCGTATTTTTCACCTGTTACGGTAACTGCCTGATCACCATCACCGGATCCCGGATTGAAGGTTACAAAACCTATTTTCAATTCTGCCATGACATAAATGATTTTTTTAGTTAATTAATATCTTGACAAATATAGTTTTATTATACGGAAATCCTATTATTGATCTTCATAAATTAAAACTATCTTTATCCCAAAATAAGACAATTATGAGAAGAAGATTTTTTAACAAAATAGGGGGGGGTATTTACCTACTGATAATTTTATAGTTTTTGATAAATCTGTATCAGATCCGGCTAATATAACAATAAGCGAAGACAGTGATTTTTTAAATAGGTTGATTACAAGTGGCTTTTATAGAGTTCTTTGCAAGAGCGCTATGGGAGGAGGAGAGGTTTTTGTATGTAGGTTGAAGGAAGACAACAGCAATTTGTATCTTGATGGTAGTCAGGCTAATCTTACCGGACCAGAAGGTGATGTGATGGTCGTTTTCTTAGAATTTTGGTATAAATGGTATAAGGTGGATGATAATAGATTTCTTTATCATTTTGCTGATCATGATATTGACGGCACTTACATCCATGTCCCGGAATCTCTTGTTGGAGCATATAAAGGATATGTATCTTTGAATAGATTATATAGCTGGAGTGATGTTACTCCTACGACTAACGTATCATTATCTGATTTCAGAAGTTACGCAAAAGCACGTGGTACCGGATACCAGGTGATAGATTTCCAACAACATTGCGTGATTGCTATGATGTTGTATGCTAAATACAAAACACGTAACCTGCAAGGCGTATTAGGACCCGGTGGCGCAACCTGTGATCCGGCTACAACAACGGGAAGCAGCAACGCAACCGGTGGTGCGGATACCGAAAACGAATATTCAAAGTACGTTTGTGGCTTAGGACTTGAAGGCGTATTTGGTGGTATCTGTGAATTTGTTGAAGGTGTAGAAATAAATAACCGAGTTTGGAAAATAACCGATCCTGACGGTTCGACTCGCAACGTGAACGCCGGGACTGTCAGCGGTTGGATAAAAAATATAGCAGCCGAAAATGGTCCGTTTTTTGATGTGGTGCCTACAAGAGTTGGCGGTAGCAATTTAAAATATTATTCAGATCGTTATTATCAGGCATCGGACAATTCCCTTGTTTTGGCTCGCTCCTATTATAATTCGAATGAGTATGGCGGCGTGGCGTATTCGGGTGCTGGTAAATATGCGTCGAGCCAGGATTTGGCCTACGGTTCGCGTCTTGCTTTCCGTGGGACCATATCCGAAGTAAGTCCGGAGCAGTTTAAAAAATTACCAGCATTATAATATCATATTTTAACTGTTTTTAAATAGTATTGTTGATATTATTATGTATGTTTGCAACATCAATATAAAATATTATAACCATGAAAGTAGATTTTTTTAACAGTAAGAATTTTTTAGGATCTAAAACTAAAGAAAGCAAGATCCGGAAGTTGTCAATCAGCAAAAGTAAGATAATGACTATCTCTGTCTATAATTTGAATTGGATGGGGGTAACGGATGCGGTTGTTATCGGCTTAGAAGAAGGGAAGATATTTGAAGGAGTTGAAAATACGGTCTTTTATCTGGCTGCTTCTGATGTTGAAGACGAGAGATCGTTTAAGGTAAATAACCTTGGTGTAAAATACAAGAGAGTTTACTTAAAAGACCTGCTCGATTATCTTGGATGGGATATAGGAGAAAATTCTTATGCTGTGTATGATATTATAAAAGAAGACAGTAATCTATTCCGTCTTCAGTTTAGGGTAATAAAAAAGAGTAGGAGTGAAAAATGATGAACGATGTAGATATTAAAAACAAAAGAATACTGCTATTCGATTTTGACGGGACGCTTATAGAAACCGCTTCTGGGAATACGTTCGCTACAGACTTGACAGATATGAGGATTAAGATGGATGTGGTGAATAAGGCTCTTGACCTCATGCAGGAGAACGGTGTTAAGGTATTTGCTATCGTAAGCAATCAAGGAGGAGTAGAAGCTGGGTTTGTTTCTGGAGCTGATATTGAAGCTAAGATAGAATACGTACTGAGGTCCGTACATGATCTGGCGGTAAAGAGAGGCATAAGAGGCGTCCTATATGAAAAAAGGTTGTGTTATTCAAATGACGAACAAAATCCGATGAGGAAGCCTAACACTGGCATGATTGATGATATTCTTATGAAGTGTAAAGACACTGTAATGCGTGGTATGAACTTTAGTCAACTTAAGGGATGTTCGTTGATGGTCGGGGACGCCAGTGGTCTGCCAGGGCAGTTCTCTGATTCGGATAAGGTATGCGCTGAGAAGGCCGGCGTTGACTATATGGACGTTATTCAGTTTCTTGGTAAAGATCTTGATTTAGAGTATGTATTGTCCAAAGAACATACAAGTGAAGGAATAGTTATTCTCAACAACGATCATATATATATCCTTGAAAATCCATATGGTGTTGGTCTTAATATAAAAATCACTTTAAAAGATTTTTATAAGATTGAAACCGATGATGGAAAAACTGCAACCGTAGATGATGTGCTGAATATAAGGATTGATAAAGATCAGAATTTCAATTTATATAGTGATGTTATAAAAATAGAAACATTAAAAGACGGTAGTATCAAATATACAAGTTTGTATCATGAAAGTAAAGAAAACAGCGATAGTTTATCATAAATCGGATTTAGATGGCGTTGTGTCGGCAGCCATCGCAACTATGTATGAACACAGTAAAAACAAGGATGTTGTTTATATCCCGTATTCGTATGAAGATGATGTTAAGAAAGTTGTTGACCAAGTGCGTGACTTAGATGTTGTTTATGTTCTTGACGTGTCTTTCGGAGCCGATTCTAAAACGGTTTTCAAGAAATGGCTTGATGAAGGAAAGAGCCTGATGTGGATAGATCATCACAAGGGAATTATCGAAGATAGTAAGACATGGGGGTTCGTAGTTCCAGGGTTGAGGAGAGTCGGTACCGGTGCGTGCGCACTGGCCTCGGACCTGCTGATGGGGAAGGTGCCGGCGATCGTCCGGTGCCTGTCAGACTACGATGTGTGGAATAAAGATTCTGAATTAGGATGGGATACGGTAGTAGCTATCCAGTATGCCTTGAGATCAAAAATAAGACTCAATGTATTAATAGCATTGTCGTATTTGTATGATCACTTTAAAGAAGATATGAAGGACAATGAAATTGATCTTATTTTTTATGATCTCGCTAAAGAAGGACGTGCTATAATTAACTACATGGCTGGTAAAAACGAACAAGAGGTAAGTGCGTATTCGTTCGAAGCGTACGTTGATGAGGTGAAGGTCGTGGCGATGAATACCACCGAATTTAGTTCTAAGGTATTTGATTCTCTTACACGAGACTGGTTAGATGGTAGAAAAATTAAAGCCCTGATGCCATTTTGTATTATGCCAGGTGGTAAAGTCCGGTTCTCTCTTTATGAATGCGTGGAAGACGGCGTAGATTGCTGTGAGGTAAGTAAGAGATTTGGTGGTGGAGGACATGCTGGTGCTGCTGGATTCGTTATAGACGTATCAAGTGACCAGTTTAAGGACTTCCTTGAAAGTAAAAAACTTTTATCGAAATGAAGTGTGAATTATATCAGTTCTATCCGGAAGTCTATCCTTTTAATCTGTGGATATACGTAGGAAAAGACGTATCTGGCATGGTAGAATGTTTCAATAACGATTTTAGTTACGTATATAATAGCAAGGCTGTAACTGTATCCGTTCCATACGGAGGGTGTAAATTAAATCCTAATACGGGATTTTTGATATGGTTTATTAATAAGAAAATAATTGATTTTGAAACAGTTTGCCATGAAGCATCCCATGTTTCTACTGAAGCTTTTAATTTCTTAGGAGAAGAAGTAAAAAACTCAGAACCATTCTCGTATCTCAATGGATGGATAGGAAGAAAGTGCGAGGAAGTAAAGATCGGAATAGCCGAAGATAAACTAATATGGGAAAGTAAATAATTACTGGTCGTAAAATAAGTATGGGGAACTTTGGATAGGTTCCCCATATTTTTATGTGATGAGGGAGAGGAATGGTGAAATGTTTATGTGATGGGAGAGATATGAGAAAGAGGTTTATGTGATGAGGGATATGAAAGATGTTTATGTGATGGGAGAGAGGGGGTACCTATCACGAACCTCCCGCCCCCGAAACGCGTTTTCTCCCCCACACCCCCTTCGCTGGAAAACCGGAAACGCGTTTTTACCTTAAACCTACAAACTCGCTGATTATCAACAGTTTATTTAAATTATTGATAATCAATGTATTATTATAACTTATTGATTATAAGCCACTTAAATAAACATATATCCTACATATTAATGTACGCGTATAATACTGCTCTCGTGTGTTTTTATAACTTACTGATAATCAGATAATAAAATCGAAATTAATACAAGTTAACAAAAAAAAGATAGCATATATATTTGTAATACCGAAAAAGGTTGTATATTTGCAGTGCATTCGAGAGAGAATGCGAGTGTTATATGATGAACCTATATAGTCACCCGTTGGGTGTATTGTATGGTGATACCTTTTGCCTCTTTGCGTTGTAAAGAGGTGATATATTGAGGTGATATTGTTTAACAAATAAATACATATTGATATGATTACAAAGAAAAACGTTAACAAGCTACAGAACGCTGTTATTAAAGAGAATGCTTCGAATTTAGTGGGTGCGGTTAAATTATATAACGCACTATTTGCAAACGGTAGCGATCTTAGAACGATTTGCAAGGCGTTGGAAATACCCGCCGAATATGCTGTAAAAGTAGCTACTCTCGCCAAGGACAAAAAAAAGCTGGTAACAGTGTGTAGTCAAATGTTACCTAAAGTTGGCGATACCTTTGTTAAATTCGCTTTATACTCTAAAGTATATAAGGATAACAAGGTAGACAAAGAGAAAGGCGTTGAGGCAAGAACGGCTGAGTGGTGCGCCGATAATGTAGTTTACGGCTGTGAATATAAGCCTTTCGGTTTTTCAACCGCTGAAGCATTGGAAAGCGATAACAGTGCGAAATGGCTTATTAAAGAAAGTGATGAATATAAAGCTACATGTGTAGCCGTGCGAGTTAAGTCTTATTCTATTCGTACCGTAGCGAAATGCGTAAGTGAATATTTGTCACATGAAAGCAACGAGCAATAAAGGTTCAGCGCGTACCTTGAAACGCGCTTGTACGCCGTTGTCAGTGGGTGCACGTCCCGCGTATGCTTTAGACTGAAGCTGACAAAACAGAGAGTTATTTTACATATTGGGGATAAATATACCGTTGCCCTTGCCGTTGGCAATTAAAGGGCTGGTATTACTGCATGGACTATCCGAATAGGTATGGTTTATGTTAGGTATGTGATTACAGTTTGGAAAACATGCCGTTGTACGAGGTTTATCTCCAGATCGAAACGTGTCTTACTTGCTTACACGAAAAATAGAACAAGGCTGTAGATTAAATTACAGGGTACAAGCATGTAGCCTACCATGTAGGGACGTGCCGTATCAAAGCGCAAGGACACAATCGCCTTTATTTGTGGCTAAGTTGTGTAGCAGACGGAAAATATAATAACAACATAGTACGGGCCTGTACACAAGAACTACGTACTAATTACGGGCTGTTGGTTGTAGCATAAAATTCGTACAGGATAGGAATGCGCGTTCGGTTCGATTCCGGAGCAACCTCTAAATTATAAACAATATAATAACATGGAAAAGAAAGAAATGATCAACGCTTTAACTGAAGCGTTCAATAAATCTAAAAACAGTTGCGTAAAAATAACATTGCGTAACTACATAGATACGGTGGAAACATTAAGCGAAAGTGAGTACAAAGAGGCGGAGGGTTTCTATATTGAAGCACTTAACCGCTGGGGTTAATCATAATTAAAGCATAAAGAAAATGGAAAGGAAATTTAAATCTTACATGGTAGATGTTCGCGGTCTGTCCAGGAAAGAAGCTAAAGAAAAGAGGAAAAGAGCGTATCGTGAATTTATGTTGTATCGTGATCTCAAAGAAGCGTATCATGCCGATACAGGAAAGGATAAATGCAAGCGTAAAGTTCATACATCACGAACATACGTGAAAGAAAACATAAACAGCATTTAAATAGGAATAGGGTTGTTTCGAATATCGGAGCAGCCCTATTTTTGTATCTTACTCTTTATATTCATGGGTAGGATATTCTGAGAGTGAACGGCGGACGTGGACAAAATTGGTCTAAAACGAAACAAAAATAAGGCCATTCGGATATAATGCCGGTATTTTGTCTATATCATGTCGTTAAAATTGGTCTAAAACGAAACTTGAGGCGGTTTTCTGACCCAAAATAGGGTGTCGGATGCCGCCTTTTTCGTCTCTATGGATTGAAAATTAGGCTTATTGTATTTTTCTTAAAAATGAGGTATGCTTGATTATCAATTAGTTAGGTTTTATAATCCCCGTATTTTCGGACATACTTATTGTATTTTTTTTATTCTATGTGGTGGTTTTTATTAGTAGCTGATCTTTATTTTCTGTCGGTTGGTATTCGCTCTATGTTGGAGTACGGACCGGATCAGTATAATATTGTAATGGTCTTTTGCTTTTCTTTGTTGGCTTTGATTATAGGTTTAAATATCTATCTTGATAGGAGGAGCAGGCGGTAGGGCGTGGGCTGAAGACTCTCTATTCTCTCTATGGAATGATATTATCTCTAAACACCCCACACTTCATGCCAGAGTATAAGCTTGTAGCGCTCTCCGTATGCCGGTAGTGAGGCGGTAGGGCGTGGGTTCTATGCGGAAAGCCGGAGGATTAGCGGGAGTTGGAGAGGGAGGGCACTCCCTACCAACAAAATTCAATAGATAAGCGTTTTAAAACAGTGTTCTGTAGATCATTTCCACAAAATTCAATATGATAAGGGTTTAAAACAGCATTATATAGGTTCCTTCCAACAGATTAAGGGTTGAGGACTGCATTATGTGAGTATTTTTTTTTTTAAGCGGGATGTTTAACAATTAAAATATGGATGGTATGAACGTATATGACTTTGCGCCTGACTTAGATTTGAGTAAGGAGGTAGAAGGTTCTATTTTCGGGGTAAAAGGAATAGAAGGCAGTGATGGAATAGTATATGCTAAGGTAGTTAGCTGTGTAGACGTTAAGGATTACAGTTGTGATAGGTGTATTTTTTATGATTGTTATAAGGATAAATGTTTATTATCGCGTAGTGATAGTTGTATAGATGGAGATTGGATTTGTAGGTACGAACAGGCTGCCATAGAGGGGGAGTAGGCGGCGCCTTGGGCTAAGGCCTGCGGTTGTAGGTGGAACGTAGGTCGGAGCAGAGCCGGAACAGTTTATTGTGGAACTAAAAAAAATAAAAAGGAGGAGATAGCGATATGAAAAAGGCATTTAAGATATTTTCTATTATGTTTGTCATAGAAATAGTGCTGATAGCTATTTTAGATGCTATGGCGTAAGTGAGAAAAATTTCTTCATTAATTTTCTTATGCTTTAGACAGAATGCTCCCATCTGCGAAGATCGGAGCATTTGCTTTATGGGATTCATGGTGCAGCAAGTCGGTTCGATTCCGGCGATCTCACACAACATTAAAATAGGGAAGAACATGTTAAAAGAAGAATTTGAAGAACTGATTAAAAGGGAGGTAAACGAAAATCAGTATAAAAACATAGAAACGGCATACGAGGCTTTGCCGGAGTATATGGATAAGATGTATTTAGCAAGTGCTATTTCAAATGATATTGGGAAAGCTATTAATGTCTTATCGTTTTTAGGATCGCATATAAGCGAGTTAATGGGTTCGATAATAATCGAAAGGCAAAAGGTGGAATCATGTGCCTATGATTTAATAAACAAATCGCATGAGGAGGATGACTTGAAAGCAAGAGAGATTGCCGTGCGATTAATAGGAGAGAGGGAAACAGTGGCATACACAGTAAAAGAAGGGCTGCCATTGTGGGAACAAGATAAAAAGTTTATAATAGAATTAATAAAGGAGGATAGAAAATGAAAGACGGTATTGTATTGCATCCAGAGCATGGGTTGAATCCATCCATAGAACTATGCATAGTATGCGGTGAAGAGATGGGGATTGCTTTATTAGGGAATAACATCAAAGGGCAGGCGCCGCATCATATATGCACGGGAGAAATATGTGACAATTGCAAAAAGATAATAGATGACGGAGGTTGTTTTATTATCGAAGTTGAGGATGGATCAGATCAAAAGAATCCGTATCGTACAGGGAGATATTGCGCGATAAAGAAAGAAGCAGCAAAGAAAATACTTGGACAGGAGCATAGTATTGTGTACATGGAAAAGTCTGCATACAGTCAAATAATACCATAAAAATAAAGAAAGATATGTTTACAAAAGAAGAGCGATTATTCATATGGAAAAAGGTATATGAGATGATTGATAGGTTAGAGGATGGGGAATACATATGTGTTGCGTTAAGAAATGTAGTGTTTATGTATTTCAAAACACATAAAAATATCTCACCATTTCGTTCAGACGAAATGGTGAGAATATATTTCCCGGAATTGGAGGAGAAGATAAGTATGGCCACAGAACCAGAGGAAACAAGAACGTTTTATGGGTGGTTTGGTTGTCTTAGTCCAGAAACGAAGGAGGTAAGGCTGAATATTGTGAAAGATATTATAAAAGAATTAGAATAGTATTTTTGTTAATCTATTTTATTCATCAAATTAAGTTTTGGGTTTTGGCATGTCGGTTCGTGAGGATAGGCATGCCTATTTCTGCATCATAGAGGGGATGACGCGGCGTGCCGGTGCGTATGTGCCGGTCCTGGTTCGATTCTGGGCATCTCACAAACAATAAAACAAAAAAGTTATGAGAATATATAAGAATGATATTATAAAGGCGTCAGCAATAAGCACCGGAGCCGACAGAGGCGTGTTGCTGTGTTCAATAACAGATTCAGGCTTTACGTCTATAGCGGGCGTAATATCGGCTGTTAAGGATAGGTTACCAAACGAAGATCACAAGAAGATGGTTTTTGAAATCTTGAATGATACGAAAAAAGAGTACGGAAGATATAATAATTGCGGAACAAAAGTATTGTAATAAAGAGTAGAAAACAATATGTTTATGTAATATTAGTTTTTTCATTTTTATTGAAAGGAGCGCCGGCCTGTGAAGGTATGCGCTCTTTGTATTTGTATAATGCATAAAACAATAATAATATGACAGAGAATAGTATAGACGTAAATATCGTACCTGTAAAGAATGGTATGAAACGTGTTGTGGTATCATATTACCATTATTCACGCAAGGAGAAAGATCGCATGAGTTCCCAAACGGATTACGTTTGGGAAACAAAGAATGAAGAAATGTTTAAATACTTTGAGGCCAGGAGGACAAAAGTATTTTATAGTCAGATTCGTGCCATGTGTAGATTCTATGGCAAGAAAAATGTACGTAAATACAAAAAGTTATGATATTAAAAACGACAACCAACGAGTTTTGTTTCATTAACGTAAGTTTCTACGAAACAATAGCAGATCCTCGTCATTTCTTTGAACAGGATTATGAAGAGATGCCAGAATATGAGGAGGAATCGGATTTTGATTTTGATTCTTATTACAATAAGTTTATTCCTTTTGTACAGGAATGGGCGAATGAGGTAAGTGAACGCCTTTACGGATATGGCGTGAATAGTATAAAGGTAACATCGGTCGGATATCCGAAAGAATATAATTATGGTACTGATTGGATGAACGTAGAGGTAGAGTTTTGTGATGAATGGAGGCAAAAGATGTTATCTAACATTAGTAAGATTGTCAATGATGATAAATGCAAGAAGTATGCGGAGACTAATTACCGGTCGGTATCAGGATACATCTTTTTAGGGCCTGAAGATTTAAAGGAATTTGAAAAGGAAATAATAGAAAGAAAGTCGGATTCCGGATATGATGTAACAATATTATTAAATATGTATCTAACTTTGGCTTTTGTAAAAGAATTTGGATTTAAAGCCGGAGAAGCATGGAGTGAAATAACAGAATATGCTTACGGATGTTTATCGTATTCCGATTTTGCAACAACAGAGATGCTTATACCGGAAGGTTCGGAGCATTTATTCAAAGACATTTACACGGCAAAGGCCGACGAATTATATCATCATGTCCTGGATAAATTCGGATGGGCGTGGCGTGATCCGAAATATAAGTCAGAAACAGAATTATGCGCGATGCTAAAGTGGGCAAAAGAAAAAGGCTTGACCATTGAAGAGTTAAGTATTTAATTGTTAAACATAAGGCAGTAGTGGTGCGTGAGTATAGGTGCTGCCGTTAAAATATTTTATAAGATGAAAAAAGAAGAGATTCAAACTATTTTATACACAATCAAAGAAGGAGACAGTATTAAAATCAAAGTACAAGACAAAAGTGAAGAGATAAGACTGCGGGATCATGTAAGAAGAGTACAGAAATACGGATACAGATTTTGTTTGTCTCATTTACATGATGGAATTTTCTATCTGGAGAAGTTAAAAGAAGGGGATAAGGATAAATACTATAGAGTAATAAACAGAGGAAATGGAAAGACCGGAGTATAACAAGCTACGTAAAATGGCTAAGACTACTCCAGGTCTGATAGTGGACGAGGCGCAAAACATGATGCGTGTATCGCTATACGATAATGGGGAACTTAAGAAGGTGGTAGTAGTAATGAAATGCGATTCTTTTTTACAGTCAAAAAGTAACATAGAAAAGATAATGTTATTATCATCTTCTATAGAAGATAGAAAAAACAAAGAAAAAAATAAAACAAAATCAGAAAATGAACAGAATAACAAAAATAAGAGAAGAAATAGGAGGAAAACAGGTTGATTTGACCTTTTACGGGCGCTTTTGCAGCCTTATCGAAGGTGATAGGAAGATAATACTAAGGGCAATAAAAAACGGTCGTAAAAAAGGCGTAATCGGAGCCATTCAGCCTGGGAGACATGATAGAATTTGGACCACATGGTCTATTGCTTTTGATGATTTGAAGGTAGGGGATACGGTAGAGTTCAGTACATCTGGAAAATACAATCCCGGATTTCATGCTACGGAAACGTATGTGGGATGTGTAGAATGGATAAGGGGATCGGAATGTGCGATAAAAACCGGCAATGGAATAGCAGTAGTATTAATTAAACATGTAGAAAGGGTGGTAAAATAATGGATTTAAGGATGTTTATAGACCTATTTCAGGAGATTGAGGTAGAGAACTTGTTTAAAGCGTTAGATTTATGTATGGAATATGCAAGATTAGATTTGCATGTGTTTAATGTAGGAGCTCATGTAACGTGTTCATACAGTAATGATCTTGAATCGCTTTCACAGGTAGAAGGTTGTAATGTGAATATGATAATAGAGGTACCTCGCTTATTCGAAGCATTAATGGAATACGCTTCACCGGAAATGAAGTTGTATTACGAAAAACTAACAGAGACAGTATAATATGAAAGAGGAAGTAGAACGGATAAAGAAGTTGGTTGGCATAGATCATGATAGATGGGAGCAACCTTGTACATGTGATAAATGTAAGAATATGTGTAAGGTTCCTTGTATTGGTACGCCAAAAGACATAGAGGCTATCATAGATGCCGGATACGCTGACAGGTTAAAAGAAACAATGTGGATGGTAGGGTATCTTGCAGTGAAAGAAAAACCAATAGCGATGATCCAGCCAACAGAGAAAGACGGGTGGTGCGCATTCCGCCGGCCGGACGGTCTATGCGAGCTGCACGATCGCGGACTAAAGCCGACTGAAGGAGTTATGGCTTCTTGTAAGGTGGTTGAAGAAGACGATATTCCGACATACGAAACATCCGTACTTAGAGCAGTAGCTCATGAGTGGGTTAAGGTGGAGAACTTCGCAACTATAATGAGGGTCGTTTTTAAATTTTTGCATGAAAATGAACGTAGAAAATAAATTAGATAAAGTGGTTAATATCCTAAAAGAAAAAGGATTTGTAGTATATAGAAAGGGCGGGAAGGAGCCAGGTGTGTTTTACGCTAAAGAAGGTGACAGCCGGATAGGATTCGTTTATCCCAACAACGGATATATATATGATAGAATAAAAATGTGGTCTTTTTCAAGGATATATAAACCACATAAGAAAACCGGGTCTTCGTGTTTAATGAGCGTCAGCGACGAATTTACGATAGAGAATGCGATTAAGAACATAGAGGATAGACTGTGGGTGAATTATATAAAAGATGGTAACAGAAAACGACCAGAAGAATATAAAAATATAAGAGAATTTGTTGGTAGCTTCACTAAATTCTACAACTCTGTAGAATTAGTTGAGGTTAAGTAGTTTTCCATGCGAGTTAGTTGCCGGCACTGGTCTGTGAAGATAGGTGCCGTTTTTTTTATTCAAGAAAGGAGGACAAAGATGGGAAAAAGAGACAAGGAGATACCTTATGAGGTAGTCATACAGGAAAGAAAAAGAGTGGATTTATACGGTAACGTAGTGTATTATATCTATTGGTTTGATAAATATGGGTACAATATCACAAACGAATGGAAATTCTAGAGCAAGGGTCCGAAAAAGAAATACGATAGAGTCAATCGTTATCTAACAGATAGTTGGTTGAAGGAATACTGTAAGAATAACAATTTAAAGATAAGTAGAATAAAGGAATGAAAAAGATAAAAGTAGACAAAGTGATATTATATTACATGGATCGGGTAGACCCTGACGGGAACCTATACCGGTTCTATGTATATAAAGACATGGCATCTGAAATAGAATACTTTTGCACGGAAGAGACAGGTAATATGACTATACCAATCGGAGAAGGAAAGTATATTGAAATCGTGCCAAGGGAAATAGTGAAAATACCGGTAAGGGGATATAGGAAGCTTACTGGAATATGGAATCGTGAAACATGTAACGGGAAGGGATGGTATAGGCTTTTTAATTATTTCAAATACAAGCCGACCCTATGTTATTTTAAAAAAGCTGGACATGATGAAAATGGGAACACAAGATACGAAATATCATTATTTAATAGCATTATAAATGTGACAAGATATTTTAATCTGTGGAGAATGAAGCCAGGAAAGTATGTTATGGTAACAAACGAGTGTGGAGCCTTGGATGTTATAAAAGAAAAATTTGACAACATAAATATAGTGGAATATGGATCTGAATGAATTGTACAAAGAAATAGAAAAAGCAGAGATTGATCTGAATGCAAAAAGATTAAAGTACATCAAAGAGGCATTAGTGGAGAACGGTGGAAGTATAAAGCTAAAATTTAAAAAATGGGGAGAAGATAATAATGCGTTTGACTTTGATGATCAGTTTCCGGTGATAATAGAAATTGCTGGGATTCCTATGTTTTTAACGGAGGTGTATGTCAAAAAAAACGGTTTTCGTATGGTTCTGCTGGATTATGATGATATGACTTTAGGTGATTTTGATAATACAGGGGAAAATGAACAGGTTGCTTATTTTATTAACTATTGTTTAAATCAAGACAAAGATAGGAAAGAGTAGAAAGGATTATGAAAAGTATCTTAACTCCATATCTCCAGATAGAGACGATGAGGCATGGATCATTGGAGGAAAGAACAGGTATTGCGGTAGAGAGAATTATGGCACTATGATCAAAAGGTATGATCCTATTGGTTTTAATGTAGGATACAGGGAGTGGGTAGAACAGCCAGAGTAAGGCGGCGCCTGCCCTGCCATGAGGTCGGCCTGGCTGTCTGTGGCCAGGACCGTACATTAGTCAGATAGTGAACGACGAAAACAATACAAATGTTTGTTAATTATGAGAGTAGAAGATTTAACGAAGTTTGAAGGAGAATGTCCTAACATAGTCGTATTTGGTACATATATGGATATTAGGGTTCCATTAACGAAGAAATGGAAGAAAATTATTAACGAGAGAGGAGATAAGCCAAACACGTATCATAACTGTTTGATTAGTTATATCTCAGAGCAGATCGCGTTGTCCGGATTCAACATGAAAAGCATCGGGAACCTGTTAATAAAGGGAATCGTTTTCAATCAAAACGATTACTATAAGTATAACGACGTAGGAGGATTCCCGGCAACTATCAACGATTTGGGATATTGGGATAAAAACAGGGTAGAGCCAAATGAAGATTTTCACACTGTTAGGCTGTTTAATACAGTAAGTGTATATGGATTGATGTTTGGGCCCATAAAACAAAATAATTTCATTACGTTGGAAAACGATATAATGCAGATTAATGTTGGCAGCATAACTTACATCTAAAGAGATAAATCATGAAGCTATTATATTTAGTAGAGTCAGGAGAATCGAAGTTCCTTGTCTTTGACGAAATGCCTGATAAAATTAGCACAAAGTACGGAGATGATACCATTATTGGAAGGATAGGAGGTATATTCTATGATTTCCTTGCAAAGAGAAATGGGCGAAGAGGAGCTTTCGGAGGTAGAAAGTTCGATATCGTACTTGACAACGGGGAGATAGAGAAGTGTGAAGGGCAATGGTGGGATGCGGCGACAGACAGAGCAAGAGAAGAATTGGAAAAAGAGGGAAATCCACTTTCTAAAATGGTACTGATTGGTGTTTCTTCGGTAGATAGATTATTGGATTGCTATGTGTATTATGGGTTATGGGCATCCGAAAGTAAGATTGAAGAAATGATAGCTGACTACAAAGGTCGTATATATGAGTATTACGAATTTAAGGAAGAGGTCATTAATAAGATAAATGAGACCCTTAGAAAATCATATATTCAATCTTGGAAAGAACGGATAATACGATCTGGGATGAGACAGAAAGGGAAAGACGTGTTTAAATCACCGGATGGATTGTATATTGAGATGGTATATGAGAACAAAGCGTTTGTGCCATATAGACCTATAAAAGAAATCCAGGATTTACCTATAGATGCAAAGTATATACCGCTTCTTACAAGGATATTTGGAAAGAACATACTTGCGGAGATAGGAGGAGATAAGATATTTATAACTACTGGAAAATATGCTGTGAATTTTTGGTGCTGGAAAAAGTAAGCATAATGTAAAAAGAAGATTAAAATAATAGCTTATGACATTTCGAGAATTTATGCAGGAGAACGGCTATGACCGGATAACTACCTTTTGGGAAGATTTCAGCATAGCCGACAAGTATGGTGTAGCAGGTGTCAAAGATACCTACAAACGTGCATTTAGTGAATGGAAAGATGATTATAAGTTTTTCACGGAATTAACGCTCGTATTGAATCATAAAATCTGGCAGCATTATGACAGCAATCGTGAACTGGCTGCACTGTATGACCGGTTGTGGCGAGAAGCTGACGAGTATGCCATGAATAACTTTAAGGGAGAAGAACTTGATTATTATTACAGAATAACAGATTAATATTATGACAGCAGCAGAAAAATTAAGAACTATTTAAAATATAAAGACATGGAAGACGATCTTATTACAACAAAAGAAGTAGGCGATTATCGCATTAAAGTGTATTATTGCCATGATTCAGAATGCCCTATAACTAATTGGGGTTTGTTTGGGTCATTCTTTTTTGAATACTCTGATATGCATCGATTGCATGATGAATGCAATTGGAAAACTTTCTTCTACGATAACAAGCATGATCTTAGAGATGTTATTGATGCTATTGTAATGAAGCATATAGAACAGAAAGATATTGTAAAATATTTAAAGAAAGGGGAAGCGAATGGGATCTCATTCACATACAACAGAGGTAGCAATGTATGGGAGTTGAAGCATAAGACAAGTCCATATATAGGTCAAGAGTTTTTACCAGGTGATTTGAAGGACTTTGATTACAGAGGAGAATTAATAGAGGATCTGGATGATGAAGACCTGTTAGATATCATATCCAAATATGGAAAAGATGTGGTAGCTATAGAGTGGTCAACAAGGGGTTATAGTCAAGGTGATTATATAAAAGGGATAGCATACGTTACAAAAGAAAAATATGATAATGAAGTCTGCAACAAAGAAGGAGATTGGAAAGAAGATTGTGCCAAAATTATAGATAATGAAGTAAAGTCCATAGGTATGTGGATGTGGGGAGATGTAAAAGGGTACGTTCTTGAAAAGAAGGTAGCATTTACCAAGAAATACAAAGACGAATCAAGAGAGGATGAAGATTGCGAAGAATGGGAAGAGGTTGATTCTTGCTGGGGATGTTACGAGGAGACAGATGAATTGATAAAGGAAGTCATGATAGAGAATGGCTTAGAAGAATAGGTTATAATGGCTGATAGTGACGGATGCCACAGGAGACAGGTGGGTAAAGTGCAAAGAGCTCCGGTTCAGGGGAGATGGGACCTGTCTTGCGTGGCGTAAGGCTACAGTAGATGAAATTGTTGAACATTTTAAAAGAAGATAATTATGGGATATATATGTACAAGATGTGGTGGAACAAATGTTGTCTGTGAAGCCATAGTAAATCCGAATACTGGAAAAATAATAGATTATCTTGATGAATCTTTCATGCATGCTATTTGCTCGAATTGTGAAAACGAGGTGATAATATCCAACATTGAAGGAGTCAAACATGAAATTGATTTAAGGTTTCATGAATTTGTAGAAAAAACAGGTAAGGAGCCTGAATACGTAGAATGTCAGATTGTATGGAAAAAGACAGGAGATGAACAAAGAAAGACAATAAAACTATCATTGGGCATTAACGATGATGACAATGATGATGTTTTTTATTATTGCAATGGGATAGAATCGTTTAAGCAACTTGCTGAATACGGGATGGGAGAATTTATCGTAACAGGTTGTTGGAATTTCTTTTAAGAAACATATGTAGTTATCATTTTTAATAACATATCTTATGAAAACACAAGAAGAATATGCCCATGAAATTGACGAAATCGTTCGCCGGGATGTGGAGAGCTGCCAGAGCGACTGGTTTAGAATCGACAAGGAAATATTTATGCAACCGGAAAACAGGAATAAGATATTTATTCTTGGAACCCGGAAGACCGGATGTGATTTAATAATACTGGGTGGCACTAATTGTGATGAAGGTAGTATGGATTGGCTTTTTGGGAGTCTTGGCAATGAAAACTTCTATGTATGTCAACCGGTATCTTTTTATAAATCACAGCGAGAAATTAAGAAAGTGAATCCTTTGTATGCTTTCAAGGTGGCTACCGCTTATTTTAGAGAACAAGGGATGATTCCGGTATTTGAAGATGCAAATTGTAAACTAATAAAGCCATGATAGAAATAATAAGATACAGACTACCTTCTTATTGGGCTTGCCCGTTAATCAACGATGATTACACTGGATTAACGGATGAAGAATGCGAGAAAATAAAACGCTTCTTGGAAGCAGCAGAAGGTTATCCGGTAGATGTAGACTGGGGAACACAAGGGTTTTACCGTTGTAATGACGCAGGAACACTTCCCGGAGAGTGTGCAGATTTTATTTTTCATAAGTGTAATGATTAAATTGAAACAATATGGAAACTACAAACAAACTAACTTATTTAAGTACAAAATTCTTTACAGAAAACGAAGAAGAATACAGAATAACAGTCACGGTATCTTTAAATGATGATTGTCATAACAATATGTGTGACTGGAGCGTAACAGCCGATATTAGACAGAAAAATAAATATGGAACGTATGGGGAGTATATGGGAGGCTGCTGTCACAATGAAGTTGCAAAACATTTTCCGGAATTGGCGAAATTCATATCGTTGCATCTTTGTAACCATTATGGTGCTCCTATGTATCCGGTGGAAAATGGCATATATCACGTTAGAAGAAGCGGTATATCTGTAGCAATGTCGTATTTGCGTATATCAGAACAAGAATGTGCAGAATTATATAAAGCCTCTGAGGATAAGATGTATTTCAAGTATATGCTTTTCAATCTTGGGATTGTGGATAGATGGAAAAGAGAATCAGAATCGCTTATTGCGGAACTTGAAAAATTGTGTGGGAAAAAGTGGGTTAATCCATATAAGCCAGAAGAAGAAAGATTTGTTTTAACACTAACAGACGAGGAACGATCTCTTATTGAAGAGTGCATTAAAGCCGGGTATTATTTCTCAGAAAATATAGAGAAACGCAAAGTGGAAGCTCATAAAGCAAAGATGGCGGCAAAGCGTGCTGAAATTTGTGAGCGATACGATAAGAAAATCAGACAAGCAGAAGCAGAAAAGAAGACAATGCTCTGTGTGTTTGATTATGGGTTGTCTACCGATAACATCATATATTATCCTCATACGAACACTTTATCTTTCAACTGGAACGATTATGGAAGAAAAATCACACAGGAAGAGTTTGTTGATTTTGTGAATAACGTAGATCGCTCTCAGTTGCCGGAAGGCATCAAGTTTGAACTTAAATAAAATACAGGATATGGAAAGATTGGATTTTGAAACATTGTTTCGTATTGTAAGATGGGATTACAACCGTTGTTTCAAGGATGAGTCGTTAGACAAGGATTTGTTTATGGGAAAATACGGGAAAGTTATGGGTGAACATTATTATAACAAGTTTGTCCATGAATTTGACGGAAATATTCTGAAGATGGTTGGTTACTTCAGAGGTTCCGAAAAAGAGGGGCAAGTCTTCTGCGATATGATAACCGAACGCATTGAAAAATATGAACAAAGAGAATCATATAATAGAAGCAAGTTAAACAATTAAAAACATACTTATATGAACAATTCAATGGTCGCTCACTTATGGGCAAACGAAAAGCAAGAATCAGCGCATGGTAGTAACTTCTATTTTGAAGGTGAAAGTATTTATTCCTATGGAAGACATTTTGAGGTCGGAAGAATCGTGCGAAACAAGCGTGGAGAAAAGGCGTATTTGATTAATGATACATACTATTCTTCTACTACAAGCAAGCATCAATATTATGTTCGTGAAGCAATACCAACTGGTTCAAAGGTGTTCTATGTTGAATGTAATATGTCATATTGTATCGGTAACATGCTCTTTGTTACCAATATGTTGGAATCCATTAAAGATGCTATTGAAAAATACAAAAAAGCAAGAACCGAATTGTCCTATCGAGATATTTGGGAAACGTTTAAAAATCTGATGGATTATATTGAGTTCTTCGATATGGGGACTCCCCGGCGTCTTCTTAAAAAGAGCGCAAACGAATGGCTTGGAACTAACCATGAATTATCACGGAAATCAGATAAGATTAAACGTGAGTATGTCCGTGAATTGAAACACATTTTCCAGATATTGTTGAATCATCAAGCACTGGAAGTCCTTGGAACCGTTAATGTGATTGTAGATGAAGTTTGCGGGGAAGGTACATGGATTAAGTATTCAGAAAGATCTGAAAGATGGAGAAAGGGTGAGGAAGAAAGAGAAAGAATAAAATTAGAGAGATTAAGAAAGGAAGAAGAAGCCCGTTACAAGGATTTTGATGAAAAACTGGAAGAGTGGAAGTCAGGAGAAATAAATTTCTTGAATACACCTTTCTATATTCCTGGTGAAAAACCTAACGCCTGGATCCGTATAAAAGGAAATATTATTGAGACAAGTAAACAGATAAAGATTGGAGTAGCAGAAGCCAGAAAACTGTGGCGGGCTGTGTCGGCAATGCACCGGGGCGCCGAGTTTCGGCACGGTCTGGTGGAGGACGTCACCGGTCACCAGTGGAGTCTAAATCGGTACGAAAACGATTTGCTAACCGCTGGATGTCATAGGATAGCATATGACGAAATGGAGAGAATAGCAAAACAACTGGGATGGGTTTAAGTAACTCATCTTATTTCATAACAACTAAAAAATAAGAAAAATATGGAAAATTCAATTATTGTTCCGTTTGATTTAAATACGGCGAGAAAAATTAAAAGCGGAGAAATAGAAGGTTCAGTATTAATTGGTAATATTGAAATAGAATTTGTATATGAGTCGAAAAACTGTGCAGGTCCTTATAATTTACTTTTTTATGAAAACATTAGAACAACTTAAAGAATTAGCATCAAGATGTTTAGACGGTAGAGATTTTAACAGACTGGCTAAATTTATCCCATATAACATGATAAAGGATTTCGGTATGGAGCCGAACGAAGAATACAATAACGAAGAAAGGTGGAACAGTACTGTAGTTGAATTTACCAGGGAGAATGTTTTGAAACAGCTTGAAGAAGATGTAAGATTCGGTTTTGAAAAGGCATTAAATCAGAGAGGAATATCAGCCAGTTTAATGTTTGAATGTGTAATGATGTGGAACTACATCCTGGAAGAAGGCCTTGAAGACTGGGATGAGGATGATTATGCATTTTATGGACTCCCTCTATTTAAAGCTACGGCTGTAAAATATGGATGGGACAATCCGATAGGGGAAGACAGCGGGAGAGAAAGAAAATATGATTCACAATATTAAATCGGTATATTATGAGCACAAGTAAAGAATACAAGGCAGTAAGGAACTGTATATTAAATGAACTTCACCTTACCAAAGAAGATATAATAAAAAACATAGAACCATTATTGGAAAAACTCGTAAAACAGTGTATGCTTAATACATACGGAGGAAACAATCAGATAGAACATTGGATCAGATGTATGGTAGCAGATGAGCTTAAACAAAGGGATTATGGTTTTGTAGAAAGAATAAGCAAGGAAATCATAAAAGATCATGTGTTGAATGAGTTGAACATAATTGTAAGTCCCAAAAATGAAAGATGCGTATGTGAAAATAGAGTACCATCAAGAAAAGATGGTTTGTATCTAATCTACGGAAATGGACACGCTGAGCCGTTTACCGGCGATAACTCCAAAGATTGTGTACAATACATCGGGTTGAAGCACAGATACATGTCATTTGCAATCTCACTGACGGAGCATGATATCGTACAATTGCTTGACGATGATAGCCGTGAAGAATCCGGAAGTGGGACATATTACGAACGTGAATGTGATGCGCTGTTTGACATTGACGGACGCGGTAATACGGAACGCCTTGTAGCCAGAAATCCAAAATTGAGAAATCTGCTGGAAGATGGCGAGTATATACCATCTCTTGGTCAATTAAATTTAATGGCCCATTATATGGACGAACTAAACAAAGCATTCGCTTATGTTTCGGCATCTCCCCTCTCCTCGACGTGGTATTGGTCCAGCACTGAGAGCAGCCAGGCCGTCGCGTGGTACGTGGTCTTCTCCAGTGGCCTCACGGGCACCGGCAACAAGCACATCGGAGACATGGTTCGGACGGTAATTGATTTTTAAAAAGGATTACAATGATAACATCAGTAAAAATAAAAGACAATACGAAAACTCCTTTTGAATATGCTTCTGACATAGAAGCGTTTGAAAATAGTAGAGAATTTATTTTCAAGCCAGGAGTGAATGTGATTGTAGGTAAAAACGGTAGTGGAAAATCAACTTTGCTTAACATCATATCAATGTATGCGTTATGTGAGAAATCCATGTGCTCTGAAATACCGATCGAGGCACTGGATTTTCCACCTATATTTGATGATGATGACAAGGTTCTTGATGGGATTGACATATCATCCGATTATGCAGGGAAAGTATTCCGTTTATTGCCATCGGCGGAGATGAATCGAGATAGTGTATTGAAAAACATCAGCAACTTAGATTTGTATGTGAATAATATTAGAAGATCTTATGGAGAGAAAGTGGTGTTATCATTGGAATCACTTTTCAATTTAATGTTCGGTCAAAAGGATTATACGTTTCCAATACAAGATCTTGTAGAATACAAGAAAAAATCAAATGCGTTTTGGATTAAAAGGATTGATAATCTGTTGAAGTATTATAAAAGAAACCGCATAACATTAGCAGAAAGCAGTTTTGAATACACGGTTCTCATGGATGAGCCAGACAGGAATCTTGACATTGACAATATAATGCAAATTTATAATGTATTATCATTCCATAAACCACAAACACAAATTATAGCCATAATACACAATCCGGCATTGATTTACAAATTAAGCAAATTAGATTGTGTGAATTTCATAGAGATGACAGAAGGATATCTTAGTAAAACTTGTATATTTATGTCCAATTAAATATTTTCAACAATGAGCTATTTTGTATTAATGGGGAGAAGAATCCCAAAGCAGGCTATAACAGGCTTTAAGTTCCAAAATGAAACAGATAATATTTGTCCTTTCCTGTCAATCAGGATAAGAGGGAAGGAGGAAATTATACCTTTCAAAGATAAAAAGGAGATACAGTCTGTAAAAGCGCATCTGTGTTCTGTCTTCTCCGGATTTGTGAAAATAGGCGACTGGTATCTCAAGATGTCGGAAATCAAGGAATATAAACCGGTGACCGCCGAAGACATGAACCCCTACATCTTGTTTAAGACATCTAAGTTCGGAAACATAAAAGTTCGTTTCCCGAAAGATGAAGATATGGATGCAGAATTATTGGTGTTAGATCAACTTTTTGATGTAGAATGAATTATTGATCATATTTTAGAAATCATGACCTGGAAAGAATTAAAAGACAAAATATCCCTTATGACAGAAGAAGAGCAACGACAAGAAGTTGCAGTATGGGGAGAAAATATGAATCTAATGAAAGATTGTTCCTTGGAGAAAACAGACGAGGATATGTACTACAACTCTGAATGGGATTATACTTGTGAAGAGAGTGAATTGGAACCGGAAGACAAGAATGACCCTGATGTACATAAGGTATATGAAGCAGGAATGCATTATATTTATTCAAATTGATTTAAAAAAGATCTGATTATGGCAGCATTAACAACACTAAATATAACGGAAAAGAATACCAATAACAGTTTATCTGTAACTGCTAAAGTGAATGTCACCAAAGAAGGAGTGCTTACCACTACTTTATCAAAAGAAGATGTGGATAAGATTCATTCTTATGGGATCAAATTACCTGCAAACAGATTAGGCAACGAAGGATATTTTAATAGTATAGCACTTTCTGATTTGGAAAGTCAAATCAGGGAAGTTTTAAAGAGATGTTTGAGTTGTAAAATAGTAGAAGAAGTGCCTGTTATTAAGTATCAACTGGAAACGAATTGCATGTTTTCCTATGACAAAAACGGAAATATTGTCCCTAACCCCTCTAAGGAATGGACAGGAGGCGATGAAAATGGAAAATGGAGAGATGGAACTTCCCGTTTAGATGCCTTAAACACCCAACCTTTCGGTTTTAGTGTTTATGCAAAACCATTTCTAAAAAGAGTAATTGAATATGGAAATGGAGAGACAAAAGTAGAATACGGCAGGTTAAATACAGAAAAAGGAACTTATGCGCACTGGCTGAATTGTGTAACGAGCATATCATACAATAGACATAAACAGGTAATGGAAGTGGAGTGTAACGAATGTACCTCGAAATTATTCGTTGATATGATCAAGTCCATTTGTAATATAAGCGAACAAGTTAAGAGTTTTGTCAATCCAGAACAAATAAAAGCAATTGCGGAGTCAAATGAACCGATTTTGCTTTTATCTAACAACTAAAAAATCATGAGGTATGTATGTGTTTTTATCTGCTTTCTGTTATGGCTTATTTTTACATTGTTATTATCATCAACTGTCATAGGATTGGTTATAAGCGTGAGTGATGAATGGCAGGAAATGGGTGACAAAATAATAGATAAACTTTAATAAAATATGAATAAGAATATAATCAACAACGCTCAACTTTTAGAGATTAAAACTAAGATTAGACAACTTGGAGCAATGATGAATGCATATCAATGCAGGTTTGTGGTTTCTTCGGGTCAATTGTTTTTTGTGGATGATGAATATGCTGGAATATGCTGGAACGGTTAAACTGACTAATCTTGATAATGGAGAATCTAACATATCATTCCCTTCATGTGACGATGGATTGATAATCAATCCAGCCGATAAGCATATTA